CCGTAATACCTGGTTGCCTGTATTAAAAGGATTGTCGACGGGATTAAACATAGAGAAGGCACCAGAGCCTGAAAATTACCGCAGGTTCGCAGTTGAAGCTGCTACCAAGCGGATTATTCAAGGCTATTATGCCGATGATCAACCAGAATTGGTAGAGGCTGAAGAGCCGGAAGAGACAGCACTTTCAGTAATCAATGTCATTTCCCTGCGTTCGATCCTGACCAAGCATGACCAGGATTGCGGACCACGCGGAACCCGAACCCAAGCCAGCCGATTGCTTGAAGCCGATGAAGAGCCAAATGTTGTTGGTCACATCTTTGTCATAGAATCGGGAGGCGGTCAAAGCTCTGCCGTTGCTGAACTGTCGGAAGCCATATTGAAATGTCAAAAGCCTGTACTTACCTGGATTGATGGTTGCTGCTGCTCAGCAGCCTATTATATTGCCAGCTATACCAAAGAGATCATTGCCAGCCGTGAAACGGATATGGTAGGATGCATTGGTACCATGGTCGTTTATGAAGGCCGTAAGTCGAAATCGGAAGCGAATGACGATGGAGACGTCCAGGTAACCATTTATGCCGACGGATCGGACGAGAAGAATGAAGAATATGACCGGGCCATCAATGATTTTGATTTTGCACCGGTTAAGAATCGAATCCTAAATCCGATCAATGAAAAATTCAAGTCTGACGTTAAAGACAACCGGCCAACGGTATCCGCTGACCAGCTGAAAGGCAGGACTTATTTTGCTTCGGATGTGATTGGAACCCTGGTTGACTCGGTAGGCGATTTTAATTGCGCCGTTGATCGTTTGCTGACCCTTGCCAATTTTAAGCCTAAACCGGCTTTGGATCCTGAGAATGAAAATTCACCTTTAAATAATTCACAACAAATGAAGAAAACATTTCTTAACGTGAATAAGGTGTTGAATCTGGAAGTATTGGAATCGACCGAAGAAGGAGTTTTCCTCAATGAGGAACAACTCGAATCGATTGACAGCCAAATCGCTCAAATTGACACTTTAACACAAGAACATGCTTCGGTCGTTGAAGGATTAACTGCACAGGTGGCCGCCGCTACCCAAACAGTTACCGAAATCACCGCCGAACGCGACACTGCCCGCACAGAACTTGCCGGTGTTATTGATCCGTTCAATGCCATTGACCCTACCATTGCCATCGCTGCTACTCCTGAAGAAAAAGTTCAGGCCATCCGCACACTGCTTGCTGCCAAACCAGGAGTTGCCCCTGCACAAAATTTAGGAGAAGAAGATCCTGTTTTGGATGGAGCTGACTGGGATATGATCAATTCACTTCCACACAACAAACAAGTTGATGCTAACATTTAAATCTTTATAATCATGTCAATTACAACCACAGATGTTATTCGGGAGTATGGGGCGTATTACATCGACGCCGGTCAGAATAAACAACGGATTCTGAAGATGCTCACCACCCCTCGTGAAATCACAGGGTATGCCACTCCGTTTAAATCGGATGATACCATTTTCCGTTTGGCAAATGCTACCTTCCGTTCTCTGGTTCAACCTTTCCAGAAGACTTTCACTCAAAAAGGTGGCGTTGAAATCGTTCCAAACGAAATCCGTCAGTATCGTTTCAAGATTGACGACGAATTTATGCCTGATGAATTGTATGCCAGTTGGCTGGGATTCCTCACTGCAAAGAATGTCGATCGCAAGACCTGGCCATTCGTACAGTGGCTGATCGAAGTGTATTACAACGGTCAGATCGATCAGGACATGGAACTTAACGAGTACTACAAGGGCGTTTATTCAGCTCCTGCAGCCGGTGTTGCCGGATTGGACGGAACGGGAATGGACGGATTGCAAAAGCAATTGCGTAACGGAGTAAATGCCGGTACCATCAATTCGATTAATATTGGTGAATTGCACAAAGACACCATCTTTGATCAGGTTGAAGCCTTCACTGATAAAATCACTGAAGTTTATCAAGGCATTCAGATGAATGTGTTTATGAGCCGCGCCTGGTACAAAAAGTACATGCAGGATAAACGTGCACAGGGATTTTATTTCAAAACTTCTGACGCACAGATCGACGGTGGAATTGATTTCACCCCATTGAATGTGAAACCAATGTCGTCGATGGTTGGTACAAACGATATTTTCGTTACACCACAGGCAAACTTCATCTGGGTAACTCCTGCCACTTTAACCAAGAACAATTTCAAACTTGAAGAAGTTAAACGTTCGGTAGCTGTTATGGCTGACTGGAGCGAGGGATTGGGTTTTGGAATCAACCAGGCTGTTTGGACCAACATCTTACCAAGCGGATCGGGTTCGATCTAAGATACTGGCTCTCCTGATTGTTCGCTTTCAGGAGAGCTCATTTATCATCTCCATAAAAAGGAAATATCATGTCAATTGAATTTACAGATATCAATAAGAACCTGCCCAATGGTGAAAACATGGGGGGTATCGGGCAAAAGGTGTATTTCGGGTTTCATGCTGATGTGGCCATCTGGCCAACCAAGCCTACCAACCCACTAACACTGGAAGCCAATGCAAGCTTAACGGGTGACCTGGTGATGAAAGCCGGCAAACGCCTGTTCGAAATGTATATTACCGACGACACCGGCGAATTCAAAATTGAATCGGTTGGTGAAATTGACGGTAAATCGTTTGTAGAACACCTGACCATCTTTCAACCAGGACTGCAGAAGAAGATCCTCGGATTCATCAATGCAGCCAAGAACGACAACCTTGTGTTTATCGTTCAGGATGCTGAAGGTCAACGTTACCTGATGGGCGACCCGATGCGTGCCGCTGTGTACGTGGGAGCTCCTGACGCCAGCGGAACCGGCAAGGCAACTGCCGACCGTAAGGGAATGAGCGCCGAGTTTGTCTATAAAACACCGAACGCATACGTGTATACGGGAAGTGTGCCTCTGACTGAAGCCACAAGCGGCAGCATTTAAGCGCCATGTGGACCAAATATTTTAAAGTAGTTAAAGTTCGCCCTGGAAGGATAATCACTCCTTCCCATGGCGAACTTGACTTTAGCCGACCTAACATCCCGGTTGAAATCTGCAAGGAACTGTTTGAAGCTGATTTTCCATACCTGGAGATCACGGAGGCAGGGAAAAGGGAGCTTTATGGGGAAGAAGGGGAGGATTGCTTCGCTCCGCTCGCAATGACGGAGGAGTTTAAGGGAGAGGACCCGGTATTTGAACCGCTGCCACCTGCAGAAGATAATCCTGAAGAAATGAAGGTTTCGGAACCTATTGTAACTTCAAAAAAGAAAAGTAATAAGAAAAAGCTCTGAGAGATCGGGGCTTTTTTGCTTTTTAAGGATTAAACATATCGAAATGGTTGAAACAGAGGGTTTCACTTCCAAATCGGAGAAGTATGTTTTAATGAGGAGCCCCGGATGATCGGGGCTTTTTGTTTTTAGGAAAGAAAAAAGGACTTTAAGGAGGTTAAGGTGATTAAGGACTATAATGAGGATTGATTTTGTCCTTTCTGCGGGTTTTTCTGCTCTTTATTTTTGATTCATAATTAAAACCAATAAACTAATTATGGAAAAGACCAGAAGTGAAAAGAAAGATCAATTGATTGTTCCAAAAATTTTCAGAAGAAATTCGAATGCTCATTTACCTGCTTACCTACGAGGTCCAAAGAAACGTCCGGATGGAAAATGGAAGTTTGTAAATAATTATTTCTCTTTTGGCACCAGAAACATAGTTTCGAACCAGTTTTTAGCAGAAACCACTAAACGCAGGAAGTTTAAAGGTTATCAACGAGAAGCACGTCGATATAATAAAAAGGCTGCATGATCTGGTTTTTCACTCCATACGCTCATGACAAGAAATTTTTGGCAGCCATTGACCTGTATTTCAAATTAGTCACTAATCCCAACGACTGGGTGGTGATCATGGACGGCGATACAGCATTTTTAAAGCCAAATTTTGGAGAGGTGATTAAGCGATATACCGAATTATTTCCCGAAACCGGATTATTTACCTGTTATGCCAGCCGATGTCATTACGCCTGCCAGGTGCCAACCGGAGCGGATATGGAGAATGATTCGATTCGGTACCATAAAACTATGGCTGATTTGCTATCCTCGTTAGAATATAACCAAACAGAAATCCTTGACCGGAAGATTGCAGGACACCTGATGGTGATCCGAAAAAATACCTGGACTAGGATCAGGAGTGAAGTTATCCGCACTGCAGCTTCGAAGCATATTTTAGGGGTAGATACCAAAATAAGTAAGGCTATACTGGCATCAGGACTGAAAATAAGGCTGATCAGGGAGTTGTATATTTTACATTACCTGAGGCTGGCCGAAGGATTCGACAACGACAAACATTTAAAACCATGATTGAAAAACACATTTCATCAGATAAGCTTACTGTGGTGATCCGAACGCATGACCGACCTGCAGCTTTTAAACGCTGCATTGAATCGGTCAGGATGCAAACGCATAAAAACATTGATATCATTGTTGGTGTGGATACTCCGGGAAGCATGGAATATGCCGAAACCTACCATCCTACCAAAATAATCAAGTGTGAGAGCCGTGAACGAAAATCGCATAACGATTTTCCGGCAGATGAATACATTTCAAAATTATTTGAACCCATTACCGATGGATATATACTGGTGCTGGATGATGATAATTATCTGGCAGATCCCAAAGGGGTAGAAAAGTTATTATTGCGCATCACCCAGGAATATTGCATTTACATTATCAGATATCGTTATCCTGACGGACGGCTATTCCCGAATGATCAGCAATTTCAGTCCAAAAGAATTAAAAACGGCGGAATTGACTGGGCATCGTGCGTGTTTCATGCCCGGTTTAAAAACACGAGCAAAACGCTGCCCCTTTACAATGCAGATTTTCATTTTATCAGCAAGCTGGTGGAATTTGTAAAAAAAACAGAATGGATTGATCTTGCACTGGTTCATACTGATACGCCCGGAAACCATGGCAAGACTGAAAAATCAAACCATAAAGTAAACGTCAGTCCAGCCCAAACGGTTGAAAGAACCGGAGATATTGATGTGGTATATGTGCTTGGTACCGGATCGAAGTGGAATGACAACGAGATCCGCTTCAGCTTAAGGAGTCTGGAAAAAAACCTGAAGGGATTTCGCCAAGTATTTGTAGTTGGAGCAAACCCCGAATTTTTACAGAATGTAATTCACCTCGAGGCTGAAGATATATTTGATCCGGCTGTGAATGCAGATGGAAATATAATCCACAAAGTATTGGCCGCCTGTGCCGATGAACGTCTGGCCGATGATTTTCTCTTCATCAATGATGATCACCTGGTATTGCAGCCTATGGAGGTTGGCGAAATACCGGCATTTCATAAGGGAAATATGCTCGATTTCAGACCCATGTACTGGGAACTTAACTATTGGCGCAAACGTCTGCTACGAACGATGGAAACCCTTTTTATCAAAGGACTTCCGGCATTTCATTACGACTGCCATACTCCTATCCTATTCAATAAAACCCGATTTATCGAAATCATGTCCGGCTTCGATTATGCCGAAGGAATTGGCCTGACCATGAAAAGCCTGTATGGGAATTCAGTATATGCTGAAAGTGGCATCCTGTTGACTGATCAGAAGAAAACCATTTTTAAAAACTATACGCTTCAGGAGTTGAATGAACGATTAGCAAGTTGTCAGTTTATGTCATTCAATGATATGGGCTTGAATAGGCCACTGATGTATTGGTTATGGAAGATGTTCCCTGATAAATCACAATTTGAAACGAATGATATTAGTGTCAATCTGATTGATATCTGCAGATGGCTGGAAAGTGATCGTGATTTCAATGAAGGCATAAGAATATTCAAAAAATACCTTCATGGAGTAAATCTTCTGAAAATGTTTGAGTCGGGAGAAACTCCCAGCTTACGCAAAAAACTGGAATATAAATTAGAAAGGAATGTAGATGATATCAATGGAAATTAAACAGGAAGTATTGAACTGGATTGCTGAAGGCTGCGATTATACCCAGGGCGTAGAACTTTATCGGAAATATGGCAAGAATATGATGCTGAAGCGTGATTTTCCAAATCATCAAAATAGATATGCCACTAAAATAGTGGTTGAAATGTGTAAATCGGTTGGACTTGATTACGGAGAATTTCTGATTGAAATGAGCAGAAAAAAGGAGATTAAAGAGATTAAGGAGCTTAAGTATGGGATCCCGAAACAAGTTTGGGATGAAGAATTGCCGGAATTACTACAGACAAGTGATCCAACGGAATATCCGTCGGTGATGAGAAGGGTGATTGCTGAATATGGTGAATCGTTCCAGGAGCGGAGCAAGCTGCATCGCATCATGAGCGAAATGCCGGAAGGTAACAGCCAGGCGCTGAAAAGTAAACGGGTTCAGCTTTTTGATATGGTTAAAGCATTAAGTGAACGGCTTGGAATTCTTTATGAAGTTCAGGAGGAATATAAAAAGTCGGGCCATGTACCGGAAGAAGAAGAAATTTGGCCAAAACCTAAAGAAAAGGTAGTCACCGAATTACCCGACGATGGAGAGCAGCTTCGAAAGATGAAGAAGAATCAACAGTCGGCCAATACGAAGGACCAGAGTCTGCTGGATTACCAGAGCGAAAAACAGGGTACGGTTAAGAAGCCGATGCCCAACGGACCTAAACGGATGAAACTTGAAAACCGGATTAAAGCCAGGTTGAAACTGATTGAAGAAATTGATTATAAACTTTTAAAAATTTAAGCTATGTGGCCGCAAATTACACTACTGGTAATTTATCTGATAAGGTTGATTGTGAACATTGTTAGAGATGGTGAACCGACAAACAGGTATTTTGATGCAATGAATTGCATTATAGGTTTAGCATTATCACTTTTCGTTTTGTACTGTGGTGGATTCTTTGATTGCTTCTTCCATGCTCACTAATCTATTTAAATCAGGTCCTGGTCTGCCGAGGTTTGAAAATCCACCACCCTGTCCACCCAAGAAGTTAAAACCGGATCCGGTTGGGTTAGTTTGTATGGAAGGAGCTTCGGTTTTTGTAGCGGATGATGGACAGAACCTGAGTAAAGCCATCGGTGAGCTTCAAAACGGTAAAACCACCCATTTTTACAGCTGGGGAAACTTTAACCTGGTGAGGCTGATCGTTTATATTCTGAAACAGACCGGTCCGGCGCATTGCTTTATGACTTCCTATTCGTTCAGCCAAAAAAGCATTGAGCAGCTGCAGAACCGGATTGAGCAAAAAGAATTGTTATCGTTCAGGGTGATCATCGATAACCGGGTACGGAGCATGAGCCCGAAACCCTTCCAGATGCTCATCCAGAGTTTTGATTACAGATGTACGTCGGTTCATGCCAAAGTTGCACTGATTTGGAACGAAAACTGGAAGATTTGTATCACTACCAGCCAAAATGCAACCGATAATCCCAAACTGGAGCGGGGAACAATTTTTACTGATCCGGAAGTTTTTGAATTTGATTTAAATGTACTTGAAAATGAATTTGTACGAGGCACTACCTAGCGAAGAAATTGAAAGACTCAAGATGATTGAGGAAATGGCAGGACTGTTTTTTTCTCCTGAATTGATCGCAGTCAATATTGAATTAACAGAAGATGAAACAGAAGAGTTTCTTGCCCAGATTGAAGCCAGGAACACCTTTCATTTTCGTACAGCTGCATATTATAAAGGTTGGCTGGAAGCTGAAGTTAGTCTAAGAACAGCCATAAAGCAATCGGCTATGAATGGATCCAGTCCGAGCCAGCAAATGATGCTGAATTTTCAAAAGGAGGCAAGAGTATGAGCAAAAAGAAATTTTTGATGTATTGGTTAATCATATATGCAATTTCAATACTGGAACATCTGATCAAAGGTGATGAGAATTTATATATGCTCATTATAGAAAATTTGATTACGTCATTTTTGGCTGTTCAGTTTGTTCGATTGATAAATTATACTTTCAACAAAATTAAAAACTTATGAGTCGAAGAGCATTGGAAGATACCAAATTTGAACTGATCAAGGCGCATGTGCTGGATCCGGATAATTCGCCGCTTCCGGAAGATCACCAGGAAATGCTTGACCGTATTGTGTCGGCTGCCAAGATACTGGATAAAAATCCTTTGCAACGCCAGGCGGTTGCTATCCATCACCAGAAATATCCCCACATAACCAGGGTTCAGGCTTATGAAGATCTTCGCTTTGCTGTGAGGATATTTAACTCGCTACATACGTTTGATTTTGACTTCTGGCATACCTGGGTTTTGAATGATATTGTGAAAAATATTCAAAAATGTCGCAATGCCGAATCAGAAAAGGACCGTCGGGTGATTGCCATGGAACATGCCAACCTAATAAAACTCATTGGTGAAAAACCAACAGATCCGCCGGATCCGGAACGCAATGAAAAACACCAGTTCTATATCCTGATACAGAATGATAACAGGTCGGTAAAAGTTAATCTGAATAATTTGAAAGATATTCCCGAAGCTGCACTTCGTGAATTAAACAGGGCCATTTATGGAGGTAATGAAATTACCGAAGCCGATGCCGAAGAAATAATGGGCACATGATAACCGAACTAATTGAACTGAATGGTCCGCAGCAGCTGTCGGTAATTAATGATGCCAAAAACGAGGTAGACATTGAAGGCCGTGGAACGGGTAAATCGTACAAAATTGGATGGGAGATCAACCAGATCGTGCGAAAAATGCCCAGATCGATTACTTCCATTACCGGCAGAACATACGGCCAGATTTATACCCGTACATTACCATCCACCCTGAAATTTCTTGAAAAGTTAGGATATGAGAAAGATAAAGATTTCAAGATAGGTGGCCGGCCAGATAAAAAGCTGGGTTTTGCCGAGCCTTATGAAAAAATTACCAAGCAAGGATTCGATAATTTTATATCCTTCGCCAACGGTACCGGCTTCATGATGTTATCCCAGGAGCGAGCCGGATCCAGCCGCGGGCCCAATCTTGACCGTGAGATTGTGGACGAAGCGCTTACCCTGAATAAAGAACGCTACGACGAAGAAGTTTCTCCAGCCAATCGTGGAAATGAGGAATACTTTGGATTCAAAGCTCCTAAACGCATTAAACAACATCATGGTTTCAGGTATGTTTCTTCGATGCCTTATACCCGGGATCAGATGTGGTTGCTCCGATATGGTGATTATTATAAGGAAGAAGCCGGAATCCAAATATTCGATATCTGGAATAGAATCGTAAAACTGCAACTGCAGGTGATTGATGCTGCAATTTCAGGAGATAAAAGACTTTTTAAAGACATCTGGAACGAAACAGTCAGGATGAAAAAACAGATTGCTCCTTTTGTTTCGAAAGATGGATTGCTCTTCACCCTGGCCAATGCATTCGATAATGTGCAGAATCTTGGCATGTCGTATATTACCAGGGAGTATAAAAAGCAAACACTGCTTACTTTCATGATCGAGATCCTGAATTGGATCATCGATAAAGTAGAGGACTGTTATTACCCGCTCGATTCGCAAAAGCATATCTATTACGATGCTTACAATGATGATTTTATCAGGGGAGTTGCTGAAAACAGTAACTGGGATGCTGATCAGCTTTCCACGCCTGATTGTCGTTTCGATCTGGATTGTGATCCTAATCGTCCGTTGGAGATAGTTCCCGACTGGGGAGCAAAGATCAACCTGTTTAGTATTGGGCAGGAACGAAACTACAATTTTGCAACCAAGATGGTAGAGCCGGTTGATTGTACGATCAATGAATTTCACATCAAGCCACAGGATGCCAAGAGCGTACCCGTTGATGATCTGGTTGATATGTTTTGTGATTACTACAAGGAACATCCATGCAGGGATCTGTTTTACTTCAGGGATAGATACGGCGATCATCGCCAGCCCAATGTGAAAAATTCAAAGCCATACAACGAGCAAGCCATTGAGCGTCTAATGAAACGCGGATGGAGAGTGACAGCACGTGTACACCGAGGCATGGAGCCACCACAACATGATAAGTATCTGATGTGGGCAAACATCCTAAAAGGGAATGATCCCCGATATCCCAAGTGGATCATCAATGGTCGCAATTGTAAGTACACCATCATATCAATGAACAATACCAGAGTCATTGAACGGGATGGCAAATTTGATAAGGACAAATCATCCGAGCGTAAGGATAAAATTCTGCCTGAAGAAGCCACCCACTTTGGCGATGCTGTCGATAAACGCATGTGGACTAAGTATGGTGACATCCTATATCAATCAGGCAACTCTACATTCGTAAGCCCAAGACTATAATTGCTTCAGTTCAGTTCCCTACCCTACCCCATCATACTTTCATCATGCTAAGGCGATCCGTATAGGACTGCTTATGCTTGTATGCCCAAGTATAGGACTGATTCTGACATACACCACAGTGCGTATTAGCACACACCACCAAGCGTACTGGTATGCACCACCCAGCCCCTCATATTTCCTTCGAATCTGCCCCCTTTTCTGCGTCTTTCGGTAG